GGAGGTCACACAAGTTAACCTCCATCACAGCGATCCCTTCCTAGGGGCCGGCAACGGGCTCAGTTGCAAACCGCGAGGCGCTCAAATAGTAGGACTAGCGTCATCCTACACCAACGAAACTTATTCACCAAGAATTTTTAATCCACTTCGTCAAGAAGTTGATTTTAAGGCTCAAAATAATAATTTACAAAAGAACCATATCACTCCAATGATTCATGCATTGGAGCATAAATTAAATGAACAACCTAAATATCAACCTATCTCTAAAGAAGAAGAGACGTGTCAACTAGTTAGTGATGAGTATCTAACGAAAAGTTATTGTGGAGGAGCTTGTTTAGATGATAGTTGGTTACAATATAAGTTAATAACGAATTTTAAAGTTACCACCAATTATATAGATGCATCTAATGATATTCTTACTGCTCTATTTGTCAAGTGGCCAAATGCCCGATATCATGAATATAAAGAAATTTTAACTCTAGTGTTATCAAAAATGCATCAGGTTTTTAGGAGTGATAGTGCATGGAAACAAATTCGGCATTCAAATGATTGCCGGGGATGTGAAGAATCATTGATTGATATGTTTTCCCCACGGGCACCAGGAAACGATATGTTTGATACAGTTTTTAATAAAATAGTACAATTTCAAAATCGTATACATAACCATAGTTGTTTGAAGTGTAAGATGATTCATTGGTACGACTTGTTGCGAACAGTTGTGAACAGAAGTCCATACAATGTTTCTTTTGAGTATGTTACTAATTATGTTTATCAGAGTGCTGTGTTTACCAATTTGATGTTAACTTCTATGAAATCTGTTCATGGTTGTGAATTTGCCTCATCGCTTAAAGAACATGATTGTGGTGTGTCTGAGTATGTAGATATATGTTTCAAACCCTTCGTACCGATGTTAGATGATTTAGTGGATATAGTTAAAAGTCAAAACCCATTTTATTTTCAGTCAGAAGGGCGAAAGATATTTCTTAAGCACAATTTAAAGGATTTAATCAGTTCTAAAAGTGAAAGTGAGGGTAGAGATTTTATGAAAATTTTACTTAAATTTAAAAAGAAGGAAGTACCGGTTGTATGTAAAGAAATACTGCATATAGTATATCATTCTAGTTTTAAACCAGAGATTCAATCTAAAATTATGAAAAATTTTCACACATATTTGGTTAAGTATTCTATTATTAATAAAGAAGTAGCTGAAGTGTATGCTGACCATTTATTTGTTAAGTTTCAAGGTTTATTTGATTTCAACGTAAAGCACGATCACAATGTGAAAATTGATGGAGTTGAAACTATACTGAAGAAAGTCGGTGATTATTTTACTAAATTAGGTGTTAGTTTACAACAATTAGGTTTTTTTACTAAATTACTATGGTTATTGTATGATTATTTTACAGATGTACCTATGTCTATTGCATTGCTGCGATTAGCAACAACAACATCAAATTATATACCAGAAAGAGTATCGGCTTGTGTGAGTAACCTGTTCACAGTTATTAAGGGTTACTTTGCACGAGGTGGAGTTAGAACGCAAGCTAATAGTAGAAAGCAAGAATCAGAAAATGTGGTTAAATCTTTTTCAATATTGGCATATAATTTATTTGCTGGAGACACTTTTACAGAAACATTTGAAGATAAGTTACGTATGAATAGAGTTGTTGGCATATCTAAATTGGTTACGGCTTCTAAGAACGTTGGAAATGCCATTTACTTAATTATAGTTAAAAGTTTTAAATATATACATGGAACATTGCAATCTGAAAGGGAGAAAGTTGCTGAGTTAGAGCGATTACTACCAGAAGTGGCTTCATGGTTGCAAGAGTTCGATAAGTTGGATGATATGGAAAATGATGAAAGTTTAATACAAAAAATTAACAAGGATCCACAGACTGCTCGTAAGTTTGTAGAACTTAAATTAAGATCATCACGATGGATTGCAACTTTAGATAGAGCTCATGCTAGTCAACCTTTTTGGCAGGTATATATGGATAGATATAGGCGATTTATGAAATTTTATGATATTGCTGCATTAGTTTTATCTAATAGTAAATTTAGACCAGCACCTTTTGTTATAGCCCTAGTTGGACCTGCCGGAATAGGGAAATCTCATTTAAATTTCCAACTGATGGAAGCTATACATAAAATTAAAAATGTACCATTTCAACCAGCTAGAGATATATACACTAGAAATCAGAAAAATGAATTTTGGGATGCTTATAGGAATCAGCCAGTTGTATATTATAATGATTTGTTTCAAACGACAGATGTGAATGTTAACATAACAGTTGCTCAAGAATTTATTACTATGGGGCAAAACTTACCCATGCCTCTTAATTGTGCAGTTGCAGAAAAGAAGGACACATTATATTTTGATTCAAGAATAGTAACCACTGACATGAATTTTTTTCCATCAGATCAAACGTTGCATAGTTACGTAGCAGAGCCGGTGGCCATTAAAAGACGATTTGCCAATACAATAGACGTTCGTATTAAACCGGAATGGAGATTAGAAAATGGAAGACTCAATAAAGCACTGGTCACAAAACCTTTCCACTCAGAAGCTTATTTGTTTGACTTTAGAGGTGGTATACATGGTTTGGAATGGAGAACTTTTTTGGTAGAAATTATGCGTAGACTTAAAGAACATGAGAAGCATGAGGATTTAGTTATGAGTAAGTCTGATAATGGTTTAAATGATGACATTATTTCATCCATTCGTGAGGATGCTGGTTATGTTGTTTCACAAATGGAAAATGCACCAGGAGACATTGAGCAATTAATTACTGAGTATGCAAAAATTAAGGGGTACTTAGATGAATCCCTTAAAAGAGTTGATGAAATGGAATGGCAAATGAAAGTAATGAATGATTGTTTATCTCAGTATGAAATGGATGTTATTAAAGAGTTAAATGCTAGTAAATTTGAACTTAAACAAGTCATAGCACGAATTAAGCGAATAACATGTAGGAACAGGAGACCCCCAAATGTTTGTTTTCAAATGGGAAGTGTTAATTATCCTGTATGGTTGATGTCACCCAGTGAACAATTAAAATTTTGGAATAACGATGAAACCACTTTTAGAGATGATTGGGAGTTGAGAGATGTTATTATGCCTTTGTTAGAACGTAGTAAATATAAAGAAGATGATGATAAAGTTAGATTTGCAGAAGTTTTGGACAGAGTTTATAATGGTTTGTATAATATACACACAGCTTACCTTACACATGGTGATTTTGAAAGTGTTACCAAAGATGTTCAGGCTTTAATTATGGTAACTCGACAACGCATGCTAGATTTAAATTTGATACAAAAGGATGATTTGATTACACCATTGTGTAGTTACTTATCACTAAAGGCTCGTAGAGATTGTATTCATGAAGATTCGACTGAGGATTTAACAGATGTGCAATGGATTTGGGCAGATGATGAACCTGAGGAAACGGAAGTCAAGTCTCCGTATATACCATCTAATAATAGAGTTATTAAATTTGAAGAAGTAGAGCGGGAGAACAAACCACATCTTAACCGAGCACAACAATATGCTTATGATTTTTTTGAAAGATCAGGAACACATGTAGGAGTTTCAGCTATGTTATATCTTATGACCAGACGTATACCCACTTGGACACCTTTTTTGATTATATGGATTATATATTATTTTCTATTGTTTGGTGAAGGATTCTGGGAAGGTTTTAGAGGTACATTTGTTTCACAAACAGATGAAGATTTAAATTGGAGAAAAGCGAAAATGGAAGAGCGAGATAATTTTATCTTTCAGGCAACCAAGTATATATCGCGAATAAGGCAAATTAAGTTGTTGATTATAGTTGTCTTTGTAGTTTGGTTTTTGGATTTTAAATCTTTATTTGTAATGCTAGTAAAAGCTTTGTTTGGTGGTTTTAAATCGGTATTTAACAAGTTAACTGGTAGAAAGAAACCTAAAGAAGATAAAGAGGGTTCATATAAGCCTTTGGATATGGATATTTCAGTTGAGTCAATGGAACCATATAGGAATCATTCGTTCGTAGCAAGGAGGAAAACTGATTTAGTTAAAGAGTCAATGGAACCTGATAAAAACAACATTTTTAAAGCAACACGTAAAGTTATTACAGAAAGTGGAAGTCAAACTCCAGAGTCATCTTTATACAAACGAGCTGTGCGTATGAGTACAGAAGCTGCTATAGTTAAGAGTGAAGGAAGTATGAGTTTAAAAGGATTAACAAGAGATAATATGGTTAAGGGTATTACAGAAGAGGAGCAAAATTTACATTTCAATATAAATTCCCAACCAGTACCACGCAAACACTTTCATACTTGTACTATTTGTTTAGAGAAGTATACACATACGCATGCTGTACCTAATCCAGGAAATAATCTGCCGTTACACAAGTGTCCTAATTGTATCAATAAAGAACCGGATTTAACAGAAGGAGAAGTGTTTGCTCAAGGTTCTTTGTTACCAGGAGCAAGTGATATGATATATAAATTTGGAAATTCATGTGTTAAAGTGACTTCAGCAGTTGGCAATATATGTGGTTTTTTTGTAGGATCAAGAATTTTATGTATACCTAACCACTATTTTGAAAATTTGGCTGATGATGAAATGATAACGTTGTTGGGACCTAATTATATAGTACCAATAGCACCTGAGGATAGAACTAATTTTGTAGTAGAAAAGCAACGTGATATTCGACTTGTGTATATATCTCATAGAAGTTTTCCAGCTAAATGTTCATTGTTGAAGTATTTTGTTGATGCTAGTATGCCATTACCTAGTGTTGCTACTTTAATTAACCCACGTAAATTTAATGGAAAAGGTATGGTTTTAGGACATCATTCTATTTTGGATTTATCTGAGACATCACACATTGCGTGGTCTAAAGAAGAGAAAACTGAGCTTGTAAAGTATGTGAATTCTGCTTTGATGTATGGAGCCAATACAGAGTTAGGGGATTGTGGATCACCGTTGTGTGTTTTGGATAGTAGTGGCACGTTGCGTATAGCAGGTATGCATATGGCTGGAGGGAAAGGAATAGGGTTATCAACTTATATAACACGAGAAACTTTAGATAAGATGATTCAAAAATTACAAACTCAAGGACCAGTTTTATTTCAAGGAGAGATCAATACATTACCAATAAATGAGGAACCAGGTAGAAGGAATCCATTATGTAAGAAAGATAATTTGTTACATGTAGGTGTGTTACCTAAGCATATGGTACCTATTCTATCGACAAAATCAGCTATAGAACCATCTTTAATTTATGATAGTGAAAAGGCTTTAACAAAACCAGTTATGTTAACTATAACAGACGGCATAGATCCTTTCAGAAAGGGAGTTCTTAAAATGGAAAGGTTGAATGTGTCACTTGATAGTGAGTTATTAGATATGGCTACTGAGATGGTAGAAAAGCAATTGTTAGCACTACCGTCTCCAGCGAAAAATCATAAGCGACTTCTGACTGAAATGGAATGTTTAAATGGTTGCGTCACTGATAGTTGGATTTTGCCTTTAAATATGAGTACGTCACCAGGATGGCCGTATAAAATACATGCCAAGAAGAGTGGAAAGAAGGATTTCATCGAAGGAAAAAGTGGAGAATATGTGTTAACTCAATTTATGCGAGATGAGGTATTGAAATTAGAAACTTCTCTCTTAAGTGATCAACCCATGCCAGTCATTTTTTTTGACTGTATTAAGGATGAAAGAAAACCAATAGAGAAAGCTAATCAGGGAAACGCTAGAATTTTTAGTGTTGGACCTATGAATTTTACCATATTGATGCGCAAATATACTGCTTTTTTCCAGTCTCATTGCATGCATAATTGTACCACAAGTGGATCAGCAGTGGGTATTAATCCACACTCACAGGATTGGGCTAAACTTTTGATAGAATTGGATAAGGCCGGCAAAAATTACATTGCTGGTGATTTTGAAAAATGGGACAAATGGATACCATATCCTTTGTTTATGCGGGTATGTGAAATAATTAACAATTTTTACGATGATAGCGAACATAACAAGCAAATTCGTATGGCTTTATTTGGATGTGCATATGGTTCTATTCGCATAGCTCTTAGTAATGTGTATAGAACAACAGGAGGCTTACCATCAGGGATTTCAGGTACTGCTGTTTTTAGTAGTATAGCAAATAAAATTCTTAAGTATTACATGTTTATGTTTATGAGAAATCATTATGCTCCAAAGTTAAACCTTGGTTACATAGATAGATTAATAGTAACTACAGCTTATGGGGATGATCACATTGTTTCAGTGAATGATTTGGTACCTTGGTTTAACATGAAAACACTTGCACATGCTTATGAACATCATGATATACCCTACACATCTGCAGACAAATCAACAACAACATTTACAGACAATTATGTAACATTAGATGATTTGACATATCTTAAAAGGAGGTTTGTTCCAGTATCCTCCTTTCAGGTTAGTGCTCCCCTTTGTTGGGAGGTGATTGAGGAGTCCATGTTGTGGCGACATAAGGGAGGAGATGCAAGAGCGGATTTAGTAGCTACTTGCACATCAGCTTTAATAGAAGCCACTCATCATGGGCGAATAAGATTTAAATTATTGGATAGGAAAATAACACGTTTACTTCAAGAATTGAACATCACACCACCAGTAGTGGACTACGTTTATGTAGTTGGCAAAATGCGAGATGATGGAATGGACTTGTATTCTAAACAAAAGATCAGCGATATTGGAGTAGAAACTGGAGATCTCTATTCTGACATGGATCTTGTTAGTGGCACCGAATTGTCATACCAGGGGAGGCGGTTTTTACCGTCCGGCGCCCCTCAACAATAGACCTTCCAATTTACAGCTATTGAGTGTGAGCGACTCACTAGCTTAAAACAATGCTTCCTAATGAACCTATTGAAACATATCAACTTGAACAAAATTCAACTTCTTCTCACACTACTACTTTTTATGACGCACACGTTATTACGAATGACGCAACTTTACGACCGACTGACGCTGAACGACCTTCGCCATGTAATATATCGGATATCACAAACTTTCTCAAGATTCCTCGCCCAATTTACGACGGACTCTGGGGAACAGCCACCGCTGGTCACAGTTTAATAAATCAACTAAGTCTACCTTATTCACTGTTATCGCAGGCTCGTGTTGCAGCTAAAATGGATCATTTTAAATATTTGAGAGCAGATATTCGTATTTCTATTAGAATTAATTCTTCTGCAATGCATCAAGGTCGACTTTTAATTTCTTATTCACCTCGATTTAATCATCGTAGTGCTATTCCTAAATGTGAAACTACTATAACTCATCATTCTAGTCTCCAGCATATACAATTAGACTTAGGTCGTGCTAATAATGCAACTATGTTAATACCATATGCCTTACCTTATGAATTTATGGATTTAGATGATTTTGCACTAACTACATCAACCACTTATGAAATGGGAGCTATTTTTATTTGGGTTTTAAATCAATTGCGATCGGATAGTGGTACTCCAGTTAATTATAAGATTTATGCAAATTTTGAAAATATAACTTTATCAGGCTCTTGTGGACCTAAAGAGCGTGTCTTTGCCGATCCACGTTTAGCAGTTCCCGTTTTGGACGACCCTACTACTACAGTTGTTAAGTACATATATGAACATGAGACAGAAAATGGCATTGTAACTCAAATGAAACCTAGCAAAGAGGCGGAGAAAAAATCTGAGACAGGAGTGGTTTCAGGATTTATGGAAACCACTGCAAAATTTTTGAAACCATTTTCCGTATTACCAGTGGTTGGTGAGTTTGCAAGTTTATTCTCTGATGGAGCCATGGCCATTGGAGGAGCCGCTAAAGCTATAGGCTGGTCTAATCCACCAGATTTGCGTGCTTCACTACCAGTTATTTCAACTTTTTATAATACTACAAATACATCAGGCTTGTCTACTGCTTATACACTTACACATGATACTGCTGATTTGGTGCAGCCAGTTGGTCATTTATTGTCCTCTGTGCCAAATGAAATGGAAATTTCTAGAATAATTGCTACGCCTTTTCTTATTGATACTTTTCAAATTAAATCTACAGATACTGAAGGTGCTAATTTGTGGAATCATATTTTGTCACCAATTAATGTCAGATATGCACCTGTACCAAAATTGGTTTTTCATTCTCCTTTATCATTTATTGCTTCAGCTTTCACCCACTGGCGAGGTTCCATGCGATTTCATTTGTCTTTTGTTACTAATGCTTTTTCTGCTGCACGTGTTAGGGTTATGTGGGTTCCACCTGGGTTTAGTGTACCAACTACGAATGCAGACGCTGCAGAATACATGAGTGCTGTTATTGACGTTGTAGGCCCTACTGAGTATTCTTTTATTGTTCCATTTTGTGCTTCTACTCCTTGGCTTTCTATACCTGTCACTTCACATAATCACTCTGTAGGAACTTATGGTTCTTTAGCCATACATTTAGAAAATGCTTTAGTATCCAATGTAGCTGTACCACTACCTATAGAATGTAATGTATGGATTTCTGCTGCTCCTGATATGCAGTTTTCTCGTTTTACTGATGCTCGTATGAATATCAAGTTTCAGGCAGATACTTCAATAACAGCTTGTTTAGATTTAGACACTATACGTAAAGCAAATTATGTGCCATTAGCTGAGGGCATTTTTTATACTGAACATAATGTATGTACTCCTGACACTATTACATCTATTAAACAACTATGTTCCCGCATGACAAATTATGCATCAGGTGGTCTTGTCAATACTAATGAAATTTTTGTTTCACCTTATTCTCCTAGTTCTGCCAAACGTCAAACACCCATTAATTGGTTTGCACATATGTATAGATATGGTAGAGGTACATTTAAATTTTCTGTAAATAATTATGATGCCACAGGTTATGGATATATTAATATGTTGAATGCAACATTACCATATACTCCTGATACTTCATGGAAAGTTTTAACTGCTTCAGATGTTACTAATAAAATCTCAGCAACTCATGTTAATGGAGGCTTACTTTTTGCATCCAAAATGACGACTCAATCAGTAGTATCCGTGCCTTTTTATTCTACTATGTATGCTATCACGTTATCTAGAAGTGATGCAATTGTAAGAGATCAACCAGTGTGCGGTTTAATGATGAATGGAACTATTGGAAATAGTGTTTATATGATGGGCACTGGTGATGATTGGGAATTTCTGAGCTTACTTGGCGCACCAACTTTAGAGACTGACTTAAATGCTTACTCATACACACTATTGCTCAATTAAGGGTCGTTATGTACCTGTGCTTTTGCACCAAACATATATTTATAGGTTGTTAAGAACCTTTGCACGTGCATAAATCTTCGGTTTAATATGCAATTATAAACCACGACTCGCGACATTGTCGGTGTTACTAATATTTTAGTATTTAGCACATACCGAGGGGGGGTAACCCCCCGTTGCGTGTAATATGTTGTAATATACAAAC